AAAAAGTATTTCATTTGGTTATTTCCTTTAGTTGTTAAACAAAGTTTACAAGTGCTGGTGGTACTTCTGTTAAATCAAACGTAACTACAAACTCCATATCCGAGGATGCTTCTGTCTGTACCTTAACTACTTCACCTTCGTGGAGGACAAACATAGGACCACCCCCTGCGTCTAGGGTTAGCCTGCCACCACCCGATACGTTTTCTCCGTCGTAAATATCTACCCTGTTAGATCCGTCAGATTCTGCAAAATGCACAGAAGCAGTTTTGGTAGACCCTACGTGGTTAGCAACAAAAATGTAGTAAATAATTACGTGGTAACCTGTAGGAACAGTAAACAGAGTTGTTTCTGTAGCGTCAGTAAGCTGTACGTGCTTTGTGTATAACATCAGGAGTAAGTCCAGATTACCGGAGCAGAACCCCGTGTGTCTACGTGAATAAAGTCACTAGCGACGCCAATCCCAGCGAAACCCATCTCCAAAGCTTCTCTTATTATCGTGTACCGTTGGGCAGCGTTAGTTATTTTGATGTCTGCCGCTATGCCTTGCGCGTGTGTACCCGGTACATCTTTGTTTGCTTCTATTGGGTGCTGGGCTGATCTAAAGCCGCTAGTGATAACAAAAGGAAAACCACATCTGTCTCTAAGTTCATCTACCTTTTCCATAAACTCAGGGTCCATGTGGTTTTCACCAGTGTGTTGACAGTTGAACTCGTCTACGGTAAAGTACTTCATTTCTTTTTAGTTGTTTTCTTTTTTGTATTAGACTCGCCAAGTGTCTTTGCAGCCCTAGCTACGTCGTTGTTGTACGCTCTTTCACAGTGGTTGTCGTCAAACACAAAGTCAATAGAAGCACCTAACCACGCCCAAGCCTTGTGCTTGTCCTTGAGCCTGTGGGAGCGTCCTGAGACGGATTCGTTAGCGTTGTCACCAAAGAGAACAGCAACGTTAACTAACTGAGAAGTAGCATCACCTACCCGTACAACGTAGTTCAGAGCTTCTTTGAGTGCTGTATCAACCTTATCCTGTGACATCAACTGCTTCTCCATCGATAGTTTCTCCCTCTTCAGGGCTAGTAAAAACTTCTGTAGCTCCAACGCCAGTAATGTTGATCTGTATTGCACTTCTCCCTGCATCTTTTACAACTTCCTTTTCAAATGCACCTACTGGCAGAATACGATCCATCACTAACTTCCACGCAGCAGCTTGATTCTTGTGGTCGTGGTCTAGTGCAGCTTCAAATATGGTTTCTAAAACTTTGGCTGACTTAGGACTAGCCAGCATACGGGCCTTGTACTCGTTAATTATTGCAGCGTCGCCCTTTGGACGGCCTCGGATTCCTCTAGAACCCTTCTTTTTTGCTACAATTTCTCCTTTTTTTGGACGGCCACGGCCTCTCTTTGGCGGTTCTTGGGTGTCTTCGTCTGACATTGTCCAGTACCTGTCTGTTTTACACGGTTTCGCATGAGTCCCCTAACTTAAGTATACAGATGAGGGGATCTATACGAACCCTTTATTAGTAATACTTAATATCTGAATATATTATATCATACTTTTACCCAAAAGTCAAGTATTATTTATGGTAATATTTCATAGTATTTACTTTAGTTGTCCCTTTTCTGTACACATTTAATCTTCTTAAGGCCGCCCAAAGAAACACGAGTTAAAACAAAGGGTTAGTACACGAGTTAATTTAGGTATTATTACCCCTTTTTTCTAAAATTACCCTTTTGCAAACTTGGGTGGCAACCACCGACGACGACTTGTGTCAATCCCCTCCCCCGTCCCCAAGTTATCCACAGGTTTTACACAGGCCCGAGTTATCCACAGGCCGCACACAAGTTATCCACAGGGTTACGAAAGGTAACACAGGTAACACAGCCAAGGTAACACAGGTAACACAGGTGCGAGAGGCAGTGAAGTACCCTCTGGACTACACCAGCATCCACCAGCACGTCACAAGTTGGCACGCTTTGTGCTTGCCCTTTGTTGGCACAGTTTGTGCTTACGTGTGCTTATGTGGTCAAAAAGTAACCAGTAAGTGGTCAAAAATTAACCAGTGGTTTTTGTAGTAATTTCCTGCACGCTTACAATTTCAAGGGGTTTTGGGTAATTTTTTTGTGCTTGTAAGTTACTGAAACAATTACAAAAAGAAAAAAAGTTAAAAAAATTTGTAAGAAATGCTTGCAATGTTCGTTTGAGGTCATAAGGTGGGCAACAGCACCACCCAAACGAGGCAAGGCACAGATGAAGGCATATATATACAAAGCACCGAAAGCACAACAGGTAGAAGGTAAGCAGTACACTCTACAGATACAGTTGACACACCAAAAGGTCATCCATACCATACCAGTGCAAGGAGTCCGAGAAGGACGCAAAGTAGCCAAGCAGTACAACGCCACACCGTGGAATTTTTGAGGAGGGTAAACAAATGAGCGAATATGCAATAACTTTAGGACGGCTTCAGGTAGAACTTGAAGCGGCACTATTTGATAAAGGCTTGACGGCTAAGGAATGGCGCGGAGAATGTTTGCGAGTCTGCACCCGCGAAGGCTTACCGATAAAGTGCTTTGACTATCTAGCGGACTACCTAGTCAAAAAATATTGCTAGAGGGTTGACTTTCTGATGGGCATCTGTAAGGTGTCCATTGGTAAGGCAACACCACACACTAAACGAGGGTAAACAAATGAACCGACCGACTTGTGACAACGATTGCACCCGAATGGGCTGGAAACAATTCTTTCTGTCGTCTATGTACGGCCACGAGCTAGACGTGTCAGTGCCGCCCGATACCGATCTAGATGATACATTCGTTGCGTTCGATCACGACGAGCAAGAACTGATTAAAGTAAACGGCTGGTTATTTGCAGCTGTTGAAGTTACCGATCACCAATGGTTTTGAGGATTACAAAAAAATGAACGCATACGCAGAAGCAAGACAAGACGCACAAAGCCGAGCAGAAGAACTACGTTCGGAGATAGTCGAAGCCTACTCCACCAGCACGCGCTGGCAGGGATTAGAAGAGGAGATGCTGGAACGAGGATGGGAGGTAGCAGACTCAGACAGCATATGGACACAGGATAACTGGAATCTAGTAACAGCAACACGCTCACAAGATTTCGACAGGTATCAAGATGCGTGCGACACAGCAGGCTCGTGCTTCGAGTCCCTCGACGACCAGATGACAGCGATCTCGTTCTTCATCCGTGAAAGTTTGTTGATGGAGACGCTCAACGAAATGTTTCACCAAAAAATTGTGCAGGGAGATTGAACAATGGAAACAGACATCATTTGGCTTTGGGGCTTTGGTTGCCTTGTGTTGACAGCGTGGTTGATTTTTTCAGAGGAGTTATAACCTAATGAAAGCAAAACAAATTGACAAAAACATGGTAGAGGTTTCAGCTGCTGATGGGTCTGTGGTTTTGTTCAGCTACGACAAACCAGTTGCGGTACGTCTACCCGATCAAAGGTACTACAGGACAGCAACACGCTGGCATCTGACAACATCAAAACATGTACGCAAATGGCTACGAAGTAAAAACACGTACGCCAAACGTGTAGAAAATTCATTCTTTGATTCGTTACTGGGGGCATGACATGCGTACCACCAAAAAAGACAAAATGATTCTAGCTAATCTGCTAAGTGATGCTCTTGCTTGCCATCACTTGAGGCTATCACCGGAGGAAATGGAAAAAACCGTGCAACTGCTGGCTGTATATTGTCACGTTAAGCCAGAAACAATCGAAGGCTGGGAACATCTTAGCTTTGAGCCTGAGCAATGCTGTTGCATGAAACACAAAAACACGGAGACATAAAGATGAACACCCAGCCATTTGTTGCGCTTTTTGTCCGAGAGGATAGTGCCTACAAAGAAAAACAAAACTGGGATGCGTACGACTTCAAAAGAGACGCACTGTCTTACTCTGGAGATTCTCCAGTCGTTTGTCATCCTCCCTGCCGATCTTGGGGAAGATTGTCACATATGGCCCACAACGTGAGAGAAGGTGAGGCAGAGTTAGCTTTGTGGTCGATAGAAAAGATTCGACAGAACGGTGGCATACTAGAACACCCAGCAGGATCGAGATTGTTTGGGAAACATCTACCAGATGTAGGTGAAACCGACGAGTACGGAGGCTTTACCATCCTTGTAGATCAGTACGACTTCGGACACGTCGCACACAAGAAAACAAAACTGTACATCTGCGGTGTTAAACCCGAAAACCTGCCTGTGCTGCCACCGAAGGATGAAACGATCCACTACTGCGAGAAAGGCAAGCGGAGGTCAATCTGTGGAAACATAAAAGGAACTACGAGGTGTACACAATATCAAAGAGAATACACACCCGAAAAACTGATAGGGTACTTCGAAAACGTACTGGAGTTAATCAACACCAACAAGACAAAGGAGACATAACGACATGATCGAAACAACAGGCGAACACATCTCAGCCTTGATTGCCGTGGTGGTTATTGTTATTCTACTTGGTATCGTAGGTGAGTTAGAACTTAAAGACATTGAATACATTGAACAAAACCAACAGGAGCAAAGACAATGAGCAACATGCCATGCAGTATTACAGACGACCCCCTGAACGACTACAGTCACTGGTACGACCGAACAGGACCGTACGCAAAGCTTCCACACCTGAAGAACACCACCGTATGCGAGGGGTGTTTCCAGCTAGTTGACAGGGTACACGAGGACACTGGTTACTGTACCGAGTGCCAATCAGACCACGAGCAGGAACAGTTCTACAAACACGCGCCGGATAACTGGGGAGTGGAGTTGTGAAAGAGACGGAGAAGGGAAACATTAAACCAATGACGTACGCACAGATCGCGGAGGCCTTGGGCATATCGCCCGAGTCCGTCCGTGCCATCGAGTTCAAGGCACTGCGGAAGCTACGCAACCAAGGAAAACTTGACAAGTTCCGTGACATGTGTGACGGTACGTGGCGAGACGAAGGTAAAGGTGTAGGGAGGAATACCAAATGACAAACACAACAGGTGAGGTAGATCCACAGTACGAGATAATGTTGTCAGATATGGCCGAATGGTCCCACTGGTCCGCCAGCGTGTACGAGGGCGACGGGAGTAAACTACAGGACCACTACGCTTACTACCGTAAGTGGTCTTACAGCAAGCTGGAGAGCGAGTGGGAGGGTTTCTTCGGGAGGGACTACAGCAATGCACTGTAAAGCGTGTGACTGTTTACTGGAGGAAGAAATCGACAACAACATGCAGTTGTGCTTTGGTTGTAACTTTATCTCTGTGGCGGCTCAGATGGGCCTCGACGAAGTGATTGAAGCTGAACACAGTAATTCAGGTAATATTTCACAACACGCTGTAAATCTTGAAGAAGTACAGGAAATCGCTGATACAATACTAACGAAGGTTAGCAAGCAAGATGTTTAACCTTTTTGTTTAACAACCAACGGATTAAAACTTATGAATACTATAGAAGGCTTAGTGGCATTCAGTAACGTAACCGAACACGACGTGTACAACGGTCAGAGTACTGGTAAATATTCACTTACTATCACCATGGAAGATGACGTCGCTGATGAGTTGTCGTCAAAAGGTGTGAAAGTAAAAGAGTACCAGCCAGAAGACAAGGTATTTAAGCAGCGTAAGTTCACCAGTAAGTTTGACTTACGTGTCATCGACGCAAACGACAACCCTTACTCTGGTGAAATCCCCCGCAACTCCCGTGTTCGTTTGTTGTACAACCTTGGGCCAGCCGTAGGCGATCACGGTACATCGACGTACCTCAAAGCTGTACGCGTACTTGAAGAAGCACCTCAAGAAGTCGCAGAAGGTGTGGACTTTTAACTGTGTCAACTGACTTCCTACATCACGACGAGTGTCCCAAGTGCGGGAGTAGGGATAACGTGGCGGTCTACTCTAACGGTGGCCGCCATTGTTTTACTCCGGGCTGTGACTACCACGTCTCTGGAGAGACAGGAGAAGAACTTCAGGTGACTACACCCAGTAACCTACAGCTAGGCGGAGTGGTGGCTTCTATTCACGACCGTAAGCTGTCACTAAATACTGTGAAAAAATACCAAGTATCGGTGGACTACGCACCGGATGGTAAAATTGCCAAACATTTCTACCCGTACCACGACGTTAACACTGGCGAGATAGTTGGTACTAAGTGTCGCATCGTAAACACCAAGGACTTTCTCTGTACAGGTAACATGACCAACGTAGGACTGTTTGGTCAGAGACAGTGCAGAGGCAGGGGTAAGTACATCACCATCACAGAGGGCGAGATAGACGCCATGTCTGTGTACGAGATGTTCGGACAGAAGTGGGACGTAGTGTCCCTACGGTCTGGCGCATCGAGTGCTACCAAAGAGATCAAGGCACAACTAGAGTGGCTCGAAGGCTACGACAACGTGGTCATCTGCTTTGACCAAGACAAGGCAGGAGAGATAGCAACAGATCAGATCAAAGACCTGTTCAGTCCCAACAAACTCAAGATATGTAAGCTACCCCTGAAGGACGCCAGCGAAATGCTGATGGCTAACAGGGTGCAGGAGTTCACACAGGCGTGGTGGGACTCCAAGGTTTACAGACCTGACGGCATCGTCGCTGGTACAGACACGTGGGACGCCCTCGTAAACAAACGACAGATACAGAGTGTACCGTACCCTTGGGAGGGGTTGAACGATGTCACACGAGGCCACAGACCCTACGAACTTGTCACTATCACAAGCGGTAGTGGTATGGGAAAGTCCCAGTTTATCCGAGAGCTTGAGTACGATCTGCTTCAACGCACAGACGCCAACATCGGTGTACTTGCACTGGAGGAAGACGTCGCAACGACAGCTTTGGGAATTATGTCGGTGGCAGCATCAAGGCGGCTCCACTTGGAGGAAGACACGCCTGTTGATCAGCTTAGACCTCACTGGCAAGCAACGATGGGGACTGGACGTTATTACCTGTTCGATCACTGGGGATCAACATCAGCCGATGAGCTTCTTTCAAGAGTACGGCACATGGCAAAGGCCTGCGACTGTAGATATATCGTACTCGACCACCTGTCAATCGTGGTTTCTTCTCAAGAGAACGGGGACGAACGGAAAGCTATAGACGAGATAATGACCAAGCTACGCACACTGGTGGCAGAGACAGGCATCACCCTGTTCCTCGTATCCCACTTACGGCGCGGCACAGGGACAGCCCACGAGGACGGTGGACGTATCAGTCTGCAGGACTTACGTGGGTCTCAGTCTATCGCTCAGTTATCTGATATGGTAATAGGCATGGAGCGTAACCAACAGGCCGAAGACCCAGCCGAACGAAACACCACGGCTGTCCGGGTACTCAAGAATCGGTACGCCGGAGAGACAGGACCAGCGTGTTGGCTACGGTACGACAGGTTCACTGGACGCATCCAAGAGTGTGGTAACCCTAACCCGAGGGAGGCGGAGTTTTGAGCTTAGTCTTTTGTGACATTGAAACTGACGGTCTGGACGCCACAACTATCTGGTGTGCAGTCTGCCGCCACAACGGAGTATCGGAGGTAATCTGTAATGAAGAAGACTTCAAATCGTACGTATCGAATCGTCAAGGAGCCAGATGGGTTTTCCACAACGGACTGGGTTTTGATGTTGGCGTACTTCGGCGCATTTGGAATCATCAGTTTGACAGGGATACTGTTGTCGATACGTTAGTCCTGTCACGGCTGGCTAACCCTAGCCGGTCTGGTGGTCACTCGCTACGGAACTGGGGCAACATCCTAGGCTTCCCCAAGGGCGACCACGAAGACTGGTCACAACTCACACAAGAGATGATCGACTACTGCTTACGTGACGTAGAGTTAACAGAAGCTGTGTACAACAGGCTTCAACAGGAACTCGACGGGTTCTCTGAGGAGTGTATCGAAATAGAACACCGTGTTCAGTACCTCATGCACCAACAGGAACGGAACGGTTGGCTACTGGACGAACGCCTGTGTCACATGCTCTGCGCTAAGTTCAAGGAGCGTATGAATGAAATTGAATATACTTTACAAGAGATTTTCCCGCCGATTGTTGAAGAGAGATACTCAGAGAAAACTGGTAAGAGACTCAAAGATAAAGTCACTGTATTCAACGTTGGTTCCCGTCAACAAGTGGCAGACAGACTTACAGCTAAGGGTGCAGTTTGGGCGAGCGTCACTCCGACAGGCAAGCCGGTTGTTGATGAGAAATCGCTTAAAGAGAATCATCATGTCCCCGAAGCGCAACAAGTCTTGGAGTACCTCTTACTTCAAAAGCGTTACGCCCAAGTAAACTCGTGGCTAGAACACGTCAAGGACGACGGTAGGGTACACGGGCGGGTGATAAGTAACGGTGCTGTCACTGGACGTATGACACACCAGAACCCCAACATGGCACAGGTTCCTTCGGCTAGTTCAGAGTACGGGGAGGAGTGCCGTAAGTGTTGGATCGTACCGGAAGGTTACAAGCTAGTAGGCTTTGACGCTAGCGGACTAGAACTACGGATGCTCGCTCACTACATGGGCGACGAGGAGTTTACAGATGCTCTGCTTGACGGAGACATTCACACCAGAAATCAACTTGCTGCGGGGCTTCAAACAAGAGCTGAGGCAAAGACTTTCATATATGCTTTCCTGTACGGAGCCGGAGACGCTAAAATCGGAGCCATCGTTGGAGGAACTGCAGCAGATGGTCGAGTTCTTCGGCACGACTTTCTTCGAAATACACCTGCTCTTGAAGCTCTACGAGACAGAGTTGGGCAAGCGTCTAGGCGAGGTTACCTACGAGGACTCGACGGACGACGACTCTGGGTTCGATCCGAGCATAGTGCATTAAACACTTTACTGCAGGCCGCAGGCGCTATCGTAATGAAACGAGCGTTGCTTCTGTTGGACGACGCGGCCACTAAACAAAACTTGAACTACCGCTTCATAGGAAACATACACGATGAGATTCAATCGGAGGTGGTTACAGAACAAGCAGAGATTTACGGGCAACTCGCAGTCGACTGTCTCAAGGAGGCTGGCGTATCGTTTAACCTCAGATGTCCGCTGGACGGGGAGTTCAAAATTGGAACCACATGGGCAGACACACACTAAAATCACACTGACTGACAGCGAGCGTCAGGTAGCTGAGTTCGTAGCACAGCGCAGGTTTGACAGTAACAGGGAAAAGAATATCTCCAACAACAGGAAGGGTCCGCAGTCAGACTACGAAACTGACCTCGAAGGTATGGCCTCTGAACTGGCAGCAGCCAAGGCGTTGAACGTGTGGCCCGACTTGACTGAAGAGATCCAAGTGCATGACCTCACGTACAACGGAGTCACCATAGACGTCAAGGCTACCAAGTACCAGACAGGCAGGCTAATAGCTGGCCGTCAAAAGAAAAACAAAGCCTGTGATTACTACATGTTGCTAGTGGGTGAGTGTCCTACTTATGATATAAAGGGTTTCGCAAAACGTGAAGACCTGTTGAGCGAAGATACAATAACAGACTTGGGTTGGGGTAAGCTCCACGCTCTGACGCAAGACAAACTAACATCGCTGTCGGACTTTTTAAAGGAGTTTCAGAATGGCTGAGAAGATAACAGATACGAATCGTTTGGGTGACATAGCTGAGTTCTACGTAACAACGTGGTTGTGGGACGAGGGTTACGAAGTATTCCGCAACGCTGGATGCACTGGGGCTATTGACATGATCGCTTTGAGAAACGGAGTGCCTGTGTTCATCGACGTGAAATCTAAGAACACTGATACACGGTACGGTCACTCACGTACAGAAGAACAGAAACTTTTACGTGTACAGTTAGTAGAGTTCAACGGACAAACCCGTAAGTGTCGCTGGGTGGAGCATGAAGAATGAGCATACACACACTGGTAGAGGACATCTACAAAACGGTAGCTAACAAAGAGCCAGCCGAAGGCGTGGATCTGTACGACGAGATAGACCAGTTCGGGGAAAACTGTAAGCGCCTGATGACCAACCTGTTTACTGAGAAACGGGACGGACGTACGCTGCGTATGTCTAACATCGGACGTAAAGATCGTTACCTGTGGAACTCAGTTAACAACCCGGACGTGTCAGAAGAACTGTCGCCAAACACTTACGTCAAGTTTATGTACGGTCACTTGATCGAAGAAATGTTGTTATTTTTAACAAAACTATCTGGACACGAGGTTACTGATGAACAAAAGAGGTGTGAGGTTTCGGGCATTACAGGGTCTATGGACTGTAAAATTGACGGTGTTGTCACTGATGTTAAGTCTGTGTCCACTTTTGGGTTTAAGAAATTCAAGGACGGAAGTATGGCTCTTGACGACCCGTTTGGCTACGTTGCTCAAATTAAGGGTTATGCACACTCAGAGGGAAGAGACAACCGTTTTGGTTGGTTAGCGATGGACAAGCAGAACGGACACCTGACGTACCTGCTGTACGACACAGAGGATACTCAGGCGTTTGTTCACAACACAATCTCTTACGACATCGAAGAACGTATCGAACACATCAAAGAGGTTGTGCAGCAGAAGGAACCACCCGAGCATTGTTACGAAGCTGTCGATGACGGTAAGAGTGGTAACAAAAAACTGGCAGTAGGTTGTTCGTACTGCTCTTACAAGAAAACTTGTTGGCCCGACGTTAGAGGCTTTGCCTACGCTAACGGCCCACGTTACTTAGTGGAGGTGGTCAATGAGCCGCAAGTCCCGGAAATTGAACTTAGGTAAGTACAGGTCAGGATTTGAAAAAGATGTCGCGCAACAGCTACAACCATTTGGTTTTACGTACGAGTCGTGTCAAGTCCCGTACAAAATTGAACGTGTCTACACACCAGATTTTGTGTATGAAAACCAAGGGTTTACTTACTACATTGAATGTAAAGGGTACTTTAGAGCAGGAGACACCCAGAAGTACCGATCCGTTAAAAAGTGTTTAGCTGAAAACCAAGAGTTAATTTTTGTTCTGATGAACCCTAAACAAAAAGTGAGTAAAAGTACCAAAAATACAATGGCTCAGTGGTGTGACAAAAATAACATGCTGTGGTACGATCTTAGTACGCTCAAGGAATTAGTCGATTATGTCTCTGACACTAGAAGAAACTAAAGAGCGGTTGTTGCGGTTGTACGACCCCGACGATCTTCTGGAAGCTCTACAAATATCAGCCCACGAAATCTTAGACCGCTTTGAAGACAAGCTAATCAAACGTCTAGACTTCTTTTACGAAGAGTTTGAAGAGCAAGAAGAGGAATACGATGAAGATGAGTATTGACAATGCAACACCCGAGGAGTGGAACACGTCCAGCAAAACAGCGTACGGTAAACTGTACCACCCTCAAGATGTAAACAACCCCGTCACCCAGCCCGACCATTACAACCGTGGGGCTATCGAAGCTATCGAAGCAATCAAGGCTTCTATGCACCCGCAAGAGTACAAGGGCTACCTCAAAGGCAACTGCTTGAAGTACCTTTGGCGGTACGAATACAAGAACGGTCTAGAAGATCTCAAGAAAGCAAAGGTCTACTTAGAGTGGTTGATAAAGGAAGTAGGCTCGTGAAGATAGTCGAGGGCAACTTCGGGAAAAAAGAAAAAGATATTACTACT